CCTCCAAATAATACTTCCTTAGTCTTGTTGTCAAATAAATATTTCAAACACTCTTTTTGTGTTTTAGTAAATTGAGGATTAATCTCCAAGATTTATATTGATTTTAATTTTTTCATCTCCAGATGTTAAATCTATTTTATTTGTTTCGTTCCATCCTAGTTTAGTTTTAGCTGCATGAATTACAACTGAAGGGACTTTATCTTTTACACACTCTAAGTATTTAGATTTAATAAAGTCTTTTTGTATGTTTTCTATTTCTTTAATTTTATTAGCAAATTCTTCGTCTTCTTTTAACCATTTATAAAAGTTTGTTCTTGATAAGTCACAAGCCTTCAATGCAGTCGTTATAACTCCTAGACTTGACTCTAGAGCTTTTAAAACTCTTTCTTTGTTGATCTTTGTTCTATTTTGTTCCATTTTACAATATATTTTGTTATATTTGGCTAATCGTTCTTTATAAAATGATACGGTATCAAGCCCATCTTTTTATCGTATAAAGGCATCTCCAAGAGGAGGTGTCTTTTTTTATATCTTCTTTGCTGTTTGCCCTGTAAATTGTTCCCATCTTTCTATTATTACATCACAATACTTTTCGTCTAATTCCATTCCGTAACATTTTCTTTTTAGTTTCTCTGCTGCTATTAGTGTTGAGCCACTTCCAAGAAATACATCTAATACTATATTAAATTCAACCTTAAATTTTTCAATAGACCATAAAAATAATTCTACAGGTTTCTGCGTGGGGTGTATTCTATTTCTTTTTTCACTTGCTTTCTTATACAACCTACAAACACTTCTAAAATTAGTCCAAGCCAACTCGCAATCTGTTTGGTCGCTTCCTCCATTATTTTTATCCCAAACTATCCAACCTTCAGCACTCGGTAAAAATTCTGAATAGTAATTAGCTCCCCACCATATTTGTTTGCAATCATATAAGCTGTAAATTAAATTAAATGAATCTCTTGCAACATCAGTATTGTCATCTCCTATAATATCAGTTTTGTATCTTGCACTTAACACTCCACTTTTACTTACTGCGTTCATTCCATAAGGAGGGTCTGTAAATACCATATCAGCTTTTTCTCCATTCATTAGTTTAGCAACATCATCTGAACTTGTGCTATCTCCACACATTAACCTGTGTTCTCCTAGTTGCCAAATATCTCCACGCTTTACTTTGCTTTCTTTTACTTCAGGTATTTCGTCATCTTCTATTAGCCCTGCTTCAGGTTCTTTGTCATCTTCATTTTGCCAAACATCTAAACCCCATTCAGCAAGTTGGACACTATCCCATTTATTAGCTAACATATCCCATTCCCATTCTCCAAATCCTACATTGTCTTTAACGATAAACTCTTTTTTTTGTTCTTCAGTAAGTCCCTCTGCAATTTCAACCCATACTTCTTTAAGGCCTGCTTCTTTACTTGCCTTTAATCGCATATTGCCACCTAAGACCATCATGTCTTCATCTACAACAATAGGCCTTAACTTTAACATTTCAGGGAACTCTTTTATTGACTTAACTAACTTTTTAAATTTATCGTCTTTTATCAGTCTTGGGTTATCTTTATTAGGTTTTATCGCATTTAACTTAACTTGTTGTTTCATAATATATAATAGAATTTAGATAATTTTATTTAAATGATTCATTTACACCTCTTTCGCCTATCAATTTTTCTTTTGCAGAGTCCCATAGCTTATCGCCTTTTTTTTTCATACTTAATGATGCTTCTGTTCGTTTAAGGCTTGGCATTCCTTCTTGGGGTTCGCTATCCATATAAAGTCCGCATTCGCACAAAGCTTCTTTAACAACCCACTTACCATCTCTTAAAACAATAGTAGCCTTGCTTAATGTTTTTTCATTACCACAAACACAGGTGTAAAGTGTCATTTTCTAACTCCTGTAGGAGACAAAGCACCTGTTACTGTTTCTCTCTTTACTAATAAATCTAATTCAAAATGTAAATGGTTAATAGCTTTTCTAATATCTTCTACCCCTCCATCTTCATGCTTTTTTTTGGAACGTAATAGATAGGTAACGGCGGTTCCAATATTGTAGGTAAGATCAAAATTACTTACAACGTCTTTAGCCATGTAGCCATTTTTTCCTTTATAGTATTCAGGTATTTCTTTTTTCATTTTTATTTATTTAATATTAATATTATAATAATTTTAACAATTGATGAGGAGTATAGATTCTGCTTTCGCCATCATAGCATTCATAAATGCAGGTAAATGTATCGTCTTCCCATGTCCATAAAGACCTTACATTATTTTCTATATGCTTTTTTAATATCCATTTGATGCTTTTATATTTTCTCTTTTCCATATTATTTATATTTTTCATAAAATTTTTTTATTCCATTATAGCAAGTGTCTAAACAAGAACCGCAATTAGTGCCTTTACTATAATTAGTTCCATAAATAGTATTATATAATTCGATCATTCTTTTCTTAACTTCTATATTTTTTGCTCTTCCTGTTTTAATACCACCCCAAACCCCTATCACTTCATCTATCAAATCTTGTGGCAAATCATCTGGCTCCTCTACTTCTGTTGTCTTTGCCCAGTATTTCTTTGGACATTCCTGGTTGCCTAAACGAGCTTTAATTTTCATGAAACAACCGCACAATTTACAATTCCCTGTTAATGAAAAATAATAAACACATTCTCTGCATATTGCTAATCTGTCTTTATATATATCACTATTAACAAAATATTTATTCACTTAATTCTGCTTTTAATATATCTCTAACCTTGTCAATTGTAGTGAATATACTATTTCTACTAATCTTTGTTTTGGCCGCAATGCGATCAAGTGTAAGTCCTTCGTAGTAATACAATTTAAATAATTCTCTATCATACCAATATAACTTGTCTAATTCTTTGTCGATTTCTTCTAATTTTGTCCATTGATAATTGTCCACCTCTTCATTAGGTAAATTATATAAATGCTTTTGAGGGACAACTTCACCAGTCTCAATTACATCATAAGTTATAGTGCTTGTATAATTATCTATATGTTTATAGTATTTTTTATATTTATAATAAAAACTACTTCTATTGCTTGTTAATGACCTTCTTAAAGCTACAGCCCCATATCTTAAAATTCCATCAATTCCATCTTTACTCCATATACTTTTTAAAACATCTTTATCCATACTTAAAAAATACATCATTAATTCTTGAACAGCTTCATTAATAGTATCTTCATCAGTAGTTAAACCAAAAGCCATTTTTTTAAATTTATCAGATAGCTTAGATATTTCTTCGTATATTTCAGTCATTGACTTGTTCTAAATTATCTATTTTTTCTGCGACATCATAAAGCATTTCTCCTAATATTACTTTATACGATCTTATTGTGGCTAAATTTTTCTTATTTTGTATTCCTGCAAAATAGCCATTTGTCATAACTGATAAATTAGTTGGAATAATCATAAGCCAACAATACCAACTGTCTTCTTTGATTCCTTTTCCATAAGCATTATGAAATTCTATAATGGTGTCTAAAGTATCTAAATATAATTTGTATTTTGCCTTTGAACTTACATCCTCTGCAAATTGTTTCGAGACTTCTATGAAAGAATTAACGATTGTCTTATGCTGTTCACTTGAATAAATAGGCGTGATCATATAGCAAATTTATAATATTTTTTATTCAATACCCTTTTCTTTTTTTAAGTTTTCAACAAGCTTTTTGTAATAAATAATCTTCTCTTCATATTCTACTCTAGTAATTTTAACAGATTGTTTTGATTTAATTTGTATTTCTTCAGCAGTCCCTTCTCCATATTCATGATCTAAATTAATACCGAATTGAAATTGACATCCTTGACCAAAAATATTATCAGCAGCCGATTGTGGTTTAACATTAATTTCACAGTATCGAGTAGCAAGATAACGTCTAGAAATAAAGTGGCCTGCATGAATTTTTTTATAATGATATATGCGACCAGAGGTATAGCATTGAACCATTCCAAATTCATTAGCATCTTTTAATCTAATATAAAGACTAAACCACTTGTCCAGGTCTTTTTTTAATTTACTTACGGATTTCTTCATATATATTCCCTCCGTATTTTGGTATGCTGTCTGCATCTATCATTCCTTTAGACTTAAGCTTACAATTCAAAACAATATCGCCTTTTTTAATATTTCTTATTAATCTTTCCCATTTAGGATAATTTCTAAAAGCGGTGTAAATACAAGTTCTATATGATTTTTCTCCATCATTAAAAAAAAGATAATACATATCGCCACCAAACTTAGATGACATTTTCTTTTGGTTTTTATAAATTAATCTCATTTCAATTTTCTAATTAGCCACATAATAACGGCTGTTAATAATACCCATCCTATCATTTTAGTAGTTTTAAAGGTTCTTGATACCATAAAGTTTGTTCTTTTTGCTTTCCAAGAGTATGCACTTCATAATAAGCATTATCGCACATCTCCTTCATCTTATATGTCCATTTATAAAAAGTTCTAATATTTAAAAATGGTTCATCTTTTCCAAATCTAACGCCATAACGGAATGCATCCTGTATTTGATTGAATGTCATATTGCCAAACCTTTTTTCTTGGATTAAATCACTAGCAAATATTTTGCTTAGTGTTGCCATCGTTTTAGGATCCGTTTTATGTCCTATTTCTACTGACGTTTTAGCCACTAAGTCTAACACCTTAGCAGTCAAGTCTTTAAGGTTCTCTTGTTTTAATGGCTTCATCATAAGTTAAATTCTTCAATTATCATCTCATAAAACTGCGTTTGATTTTTTTCTTGCCAGTCTTCTAATTGATTCCCAGTAAGTTCATTACCATTAATGTCTTCTGCGTATGCTAAATAAGCATCTGTAAAGTCTGGATAGTCCTCTGGGTCTATTCCATAAATTTCATAATTAGTTAATTCCATATTTTCTTTTTTTAAATTAGTTTTTTTGCCTCTTGCCATGCACTTATTTGAGCGTCTAATCTACTCATTGTTTTTGGGTTTTTATGCTTTTTTTCCCAAGTCCTTATAGCCGCTTTCCAGTCTTTCATTTTATTTTTTCCGACCATCCAGTCTTTACTTTGATAAAAATCTATAAACGCTTCAGGGTCTATATTATTATTTCTTTCTAAACAATAATTCTTAACATCTTCTAAAGTTGGTTTTTTAAAATTCTTTTTATTACTATATGTAATATTATTATTAGGTATATTTATATTATTATTATCTGTTAACTTTTTTATAATAGGGTTGTTAACCAGAGTTATATAACGTTTGTCTATTTGTTTACTACCTTGTAAATATATAATAGATCTTTTAATAAATTTTTTTTCTTCTAGAACTTTTAACCATTTTTGTATAGATATTCTACTAACGTCATATAAGTCTGCAAAGTAAGCAGAAGATGCTGAACATTTACCATTCATATTACACAAAGCTGTGATTTCTGCATAAAGTAGTTTGGCATTTGGTGTAATATCTGCATACCTTACATTAGCAGGAATTATGGCAAAGTAACTAGGTTTGTTTTTCATATTTGAATAATCTCTCGTTCATATTGATAGTCTTGGAGTGCTAACTTACACAATTCTAACGTAGAATAAAAATCTATGTAAGAAACTTTAATATCAGTTCCAACTTTACCACATTTAATTCT